TTGTACCTATTCCTGGTTGATCTATGAAGTGACTTGATGCTCCTGGTGTCATGGCGCACTCCTGCGCGCCGGAGGTGGCCGTTAGGCCTAATCTTGCTGGGATTGGTTGCTCTTCCGCCTTTGAGTTACGGGCGCGCGAGGGGGGTTAGATTTGTGGCTTACGGGATCAACTGCCACTGCTCAACAGCAGACCAGTCCATCCCAACCGCAGCAAAATAGCTCTCGTATGTGTGCACCTCCAACTTGCCCGCATCGCGCAACGCTACGCATTTATCCAGCCATCGCACGAGGTGTGCGTGATAGTGCTGGCTCGGTGCCGGGCGCGTATTGACACCCTCCCCGCCGGGGATGGTGTCGTGACCGTAGGCAATGCCCGCCAGCCCCATGTCTGCACATCGCTGTATGCACGCATCGACGTGCCACGAATTTGAAACCTCGACGTTAAAGCTGGGCAAATTGTAGAGCCTGTGAGTGGGTTGCCATGAGCAGCCAAACCCGCCCGTTGCCCGCGCAAACGTCCAGCCGTACTCTTTCAGCAACGCATCCGATGCGGAGCTACGCGCATTGTACGGGTACGCGAACCCATGCAATGCGCCTTCAAACCCGTTTGCCGCAAAAGCCTGTCGGCACCGCATCAAGTCGAGTCGCGCACCACTCTCCGAAACCGTCCTAAAATTTTGGTGGCTGTATGAATGCGCAATAATCTCGGCTCCCCGGCGTTGTGCCTCTCGTAACACTGACACATCCATGCGTGTGCCTGTTTCGCTGGTGAAATTACGTGCGATAGGGGCTAGACTGTACGGCAGATTCCGGGCCTCGAACTCCGGCACAGCATGCTCCCAAAAACTGAATGGCACGTCATCCGCCTGAAAAATCAGTGACCCAGTACACCACCCTGCTGGTGCCAAAAATATAGACCCGAGCAGCATGGTTAAATCAACCTGGTTGCCGGCCTCCACGACAATCGTTACATATGTCGACGTTTGCGTAATGTTTGCGCCAACGCTCCACGACTGGAGCAGCGTGTTTGCATTTGCGAGTCCGTATGTGTTGGCGCCCACTACAATCTCGTTGCCGTGCCCGATGACGATAAAATTCCACCCCGGCTGACGATCGCCCGGTATTGTGAGACTACGCATGTTGTCATCTGTCTCACCGTCTGCTGTAAAAAGTCTCAATGTGATACTCGGCGCACCTGTTTCGACATCTGAAAACCAGATCGGCAGTATCCACACATCGTCCGGTGCTGGCTGCACAGACAGCATATTTTGCCAGCGCACGCTAATAATGTTGTTGGATGTGCCGGTGTGGAGTCTCATCAGTCGTTGACCAGTTACCGGGCAGATGTTTTTTGGTTCCAACGTTGCAGTGGAGTCTCCCGGAGTGATCACCGACGTATGTGTCGTGCTTCCATCGAGGCTGTATGTCGATACGATGCGAGTTGGCTCGTGCTTGAGCAGACTGTTTTTGCGCTCGCGAATCCCGACTAGAGGCCTGTCGCCAGCCGAAAAACTAATCCCCCCACCCGGACCCGTTCGGACTTGAACCGTGTCGTTACGCTCCCAAACCCCCTGTCCCAGGTAGATCCAGCTGGTAACCGGCGCTGTCGGGTCCGTAACGTTGATCACATCCCCGCGTGAATACCCTGCCCCTGTGGGGCGTTCGTGACTGCTGGTTGTGTAAGTCGCCATTTCAAACTCCCAGATAAGTGCGTAGCAAGACGCGCGGCCAGAGGAACAGCAGCGTGAACGCCGCTTCGGTGTTCGCGCGCAGCGCCGTCTCGACGGCCTCGTTCCAGCGGCAGTAGTCGATCACCACGGGGCGCGCGTGCGAGGCTTTCCAGCGCGCGAGGTCAGTGACGGGTAAAACGCCGCGTTGAATTCCGAGGTGCGCTGCCTTCGCCGTCTGTGAAAAGTCAATCGTTCCCAGCACGTTCGTTCTCCTCGAAATTCGGGTGGCGGGCCTGCTTCCAGTTGCAGCCCTCGACCATCGGCTTCGACTTCAAGCACTTGTGGCTCCAGCTCGGGTAGATGTACTGGCTGTGCCGGTGCGCGCACTGGCGGCAGGGCATCGGGAGTTCCTGGTAGCTCATCGCAGTTTTCTCCGCGCGTCGTCCCAGCGCGCATAGACGGCCAGGGCAACGCCGGCCAGGGTGGCGATTGGTGACAGGTACTGCAGCAGAGCTCCGCCGAGGAACGGCGCCAGCGCGCCTGCGACAAGCGTCACGTCCTCGGCGGTGATCGGCAGACCTGCGGCAACCCCTTGCGCACTGGTAGCAACGTCCGGAGCGCCGGTGGCTGCGCCGACCGCCACGCCCGCGGCAGCGATGACTGCGCCCGCGACGGTGCGAGACTTCACCAACGGCTTCTTGTTCGGCTCGAAGCCGGCCATCACCGCAGCGCGCTCGTAGGCGTCGGCCGGATACCACTCCTTGCGGCCGTAGATCGTCGGCTCGCCGTTCTCATGGCGAACAATCGCCTGAGTCAGCGCGACGTTGACCTCGCGGTCGAGGAAGTCCAGCGGCTCGTCAGGGTCGAAGCCGGTGAGGCGGGAGACGTGCTGCACGTAGGCCGAGCTGTTGTTCTCGACCGGCGGTGCCCAGCGGTTGATCGCCTCACGCATCGTCTTGATACCGTGGCGCTCCTGGTAGTTGATCAGGATGCGCATCAGGCACCGGATGCCAGCCTCGGAGGTGTCGAACACCAGGAAGCGCGAGTCCGAGGATTGGTCGGCGCTCATGCCGAGCCAGCGGTCGCCGCCACGCTCGACGTTGCCGGGGTTGTGGTTTCGGATGCCGCGGGGAAGCTGCTTGGTCATGACACGAGTCCTGCTTTCTTGGCGATGAACAAAAGTGCCACACCCGCTGCCGCCCACACGGCGGACACGACCCACGTCGTTGTCTGTTGCTGCTGCGGCTGCAGGCGCTCAAGCACCACCAGGCGCTGCTCGATACTCGTGAGCTTCAGCTCAACCTTGTCGATATGCTTGAAGGCGCGTGAGAGCGCTTCGTTGGTCTGCGACTGCCGTTCTTCAACCAGGGCGAGGCGGGTCACTGCCGTCGCAATCTGGCGAAGCGTCTCTTTGAGTTCGCCCACGTCGTCCGAGAGGAGCCCGAGGCGCGTGATGACCACGTTGATGTCGGGATCGGGCATCAGAACACCCCCTCGAGCGCGGCGGCCTCGTAGTTCTCGCGGATCCACACCTCGTCGATGGCCGCGGACTTCTTGCCGAACTCAGCCTCGAACTCGGCCTCGTGGTAGGCGGCCCGGCGCTGGTCTTCTGCGTCGGAGTCCGGCTTCCTGAAGAGGCGCGCACACGCCCCGTGCAGCAGCGCGCCGTGGTAGCGGGTGGGGATCTCGGGGCGATCCGTGTCGGCCACCAGTGGTGTCAGAGGCTCGCGTACCACGGTCAGCTTCACCTCGACCGGTGTGATGCCATCCGCCGCCGGGAAGAGGCGCAGGGCCATCGATTCGGCGTCCACAACGTAGTGCGTGGGCTCGCCGACCTCGTCTTCCCAGCCTGGTCGCTTCTCGTCCAGATCCTTGATCGAGGCTCGGCGCAGCGGGCGGGTGGCGCCCACGGCAATCGCGCGGCGGATGAAGATCACCCGCTCGTCCAACTGCACCGAGTTCGGGCCGTCGAAGGTCAGCGTGAAAGTGCTGGCATCGACGATCAGCCGCCCCCGCCGACACGCTTCGATCAGCTCGCTGTTGATGGCGCGTGTGATCTGGTCGTCGGACCACAGGTACGGCTCGGCGGTGTCCAGGAGGTAGTCTTCCCGGGCCGCCAGGATCATCTCAGCCAGGTTCATCGCTTACTCGAAGGATCCGTCGCCCTCACCCATCTGGGCGGCGAGCTGGTCTTCGACGTCGTCGGCGGCCGGGGCAGCCACGGGCGCCGCTTCCGGCTCCTTGGCTTTCGGCTTGGCCTTGCCGGCGGGCTTGGTCGGCTTCTCTGCGCTCGGACTGGTCGCCTTGACGCGCGTCACGCGGATCTTGTTGCCCAGGTCATCGGTCTCCACGACGGTCTCGAGTTCGATCTCGGCTTCGGCGGCGTTGAAGAACTTGCCGTCCTGCTCGAATCGGGCCGGGTGGTCGCCGAACACTTCGCCGAAGGGGCGGCTGCGGTCGAGTTTGCTCATGGTGCTCACTTGTTGATCGGGTTCATGGAACGGCCCTGATCCCAGGCGTCGCTCTTGGTGGCGCCGCCCAGCTTGCCGTGCGAGTTGGTGGCGCCCTGCTCAAGCGAGGCGCCGTAGGTGTCACCATTCGTGCCGGTGCGCGTGCCCCGATCGGGCATCGCCTTGGTGTCGCCCTGCAGCTCGCCGCTGGGCTTGTAGTTGCATTCCTTCATGGTTCGCTCCTTCAGCGTTCCCAGCCGTGCGAGCGCCCGAGTACGCCGCCGAACGTGGCGCGGTCGCCGACATAGGTGTCGCCGTTCTCGTCGGACATGCCGTCCATCGGCTGGGTGATCTTCTTGAAGCCGCGGCGCATCTCGTCCTTCGAGGCGCCGAAGCCTTCGTGGCCCGCGTCGGACATGGGTAAATCGGGCATTTCGTCGGGTCGCATTGCGGTCTCCTTGATCGGGGCGCCGAAGCGCCCCGTACTCGGTCAGAACCAGCGGATGGCGACGGTGACGTGGCCCTTGCCAGCCACCGAGCCGCCGGTGCCCGCTTTGCAGGTCACCAGCACTGCGGTGTCTGCCGGAATGCCCGCACTGCCCTTACCCCGGACTGCAGCCCCTGCGGCCGTCGGCGCCGCAGCAGTACCCATGACCACTTCGCCGTAGGCGTCGAGGTCGCCAGACAAACCCACCTGAACTGCACCAGGCGTGGTGGTGCCAACGAATGTCGTGGTGACGGAGTTGTGAACCTCGACGATCTCGCCGCGCTTGCCGGCCGGGCCTTTGATTGCGAGGGTCTTCGTGGTCGCGAAGTCGATCTCGCCGAAGTTGTACGAGATGACGGGGGCGTTGTCGTAAAAGCCAGACATGTTGATCTCCTGAGTGTGTTCTGTAGGTGGGCGAAGGGTAGCAACGCTCCCCTTCTTCCCGCATTAAGCCGGCTTGGAGCCCCACTTCACGATGCGCGCGTTCTTCGAGCTGTCGCTGTCGTCACGCGGATGCACGATGCCGAAGCCGCCCAGGTAGTACCAGGCCACACCACGGCTGCGGCCGTAGTCGGTCGGGATCTTGCCGCGCATCTCTTCGGGCACCGCAATCGCCTCCGCCACCGTGTCGGCGCCGAAGAAGAAGGCCCAATTCGACAGGCCTGCTGCGAAGTTGGTGGTGTCCTTGGCGATGTTGGTCTGCTCGACGAAGCGCACCGACTCGTAGCGGCCGATCTCGCCGTTGAGGATCATCTGGAAGCCGGTGTCGACGTACAGATGGATCGCCTCAAGGTCGTTCTTGAGCTTGCGGAAGGTGCTCGGGTGGCCCAGCGAGATGTAGTCGTCATTCACGTAGGCCGGGATGTTCCGCTCCTTCATGATGTCGACGATCGCCTTGACGTGGTCCTTACCCAGCGCGACCCCGTTCACCGTCGGTGCGACACCGTCGGTGGCCAGCGACACGGCGTTGGTCGAGGTGCCGCCGGTGGGCGAGACGACCAGCGGGGTCGCGTTGAACTGGGCATAGACCGCCGCGTCGAAGGCCTTCTTCGCGTCGTTCTTGAGCACCTTGTTGATGATCTCGGTCACCGGGTGCTCGGACAGGTCGTCCAGCTTGCCGGTGTAGGGAACCGAGTTGCCCATCTCGGTGATGGTCAGCGAGCGCTGGGCGATCGTGAAGTTGGTCTCGGGCATCGCGTCGGTTTCAGCCAGGGTGGTGCCCTGGGTCGCGACGTCCGAATACACGTTCCACTGGTAGCTGTCACCCTTGTTCTTGCCTTGGCCCGCGGCATCCTTGATGTCGGCGAACTGGCGGAACTTCACCAGCGGTTGCAGGGCGAAGCGCAGAACGCGCGACAGCTTCTCGGAACTCATGTAGCCGCCGAGGGTGTTGGTGCTCCAAAGTTGTCCGGCCATGATTCTGATTCCTTATGCAGATTGGTTAGCGTCGTGCCTGCTGACCGTTCCATCGACCACGCATCCGGGCCTCCTGCATCTGCTTGATGACGTCGGAGGGTGACGGCGGCGCTTCCTGGGTCGAAGCGGTGCTGGCACTGCGACCACGGACCGGGTCCGCAGCCTTCTTGCGTTCCACGCGTTCAGTCTGCGACGGGGTGGCCGGGGGCGTTTCCTGGGTTGCCGCCGCGGGCGTCTTCAGGCCGGTCTTGGTGTAGAGCTCTTCGCCGATCGACATGAGGGCCTGGGAGAACGGCTCACCTTGGGCGAGACGTCGGGCCAGCTTCATGTCGGCGAGGGCTGCAAGATCGGTGTCCTTCAGCACTTCCGGGTAGGCAGAGGCAAACTGCTTCAGCGCACTGCGACGCTCCAAGGAGGCTTCGACCTGGGCGGCCAGCTCTTCCGGGTCCGGTGCCCGGGTAGCCGTCTCCTGGGGAGGTGGGCTTTCCGGCATCAGGCCTGCGAGGATCTGGGTCGCTCGGTCCTCGTCACCGTGGAACATGGCTTCGAGGAACTCCTTGGCTTTCTGTTCGCGATCCTGCCGCACCTTGTCGGAGCTGTCAGGTTTCGCTTGTTCAGGGGCTTGCGCGGCCGGCGCCGGCTGTGCTTGCTGCGGCGCTTCAGCTTCTCGGCGCTTGGCCTCGGCTTCCTGCAGCAGACGCGTGGCCTCGGCCAGGCGCTTGTCGGCCGCCTCGTGCTTCTGGGCGGTACGGACCAGCTCAGCCAGCGGCACTTCGCGCTCGACGCCGTCGACCTTGATCTTGACCAGCGTCTGGTCGAGGTCTTCCACCAGCTTAGGCTTCGGGGCCGCCTGCTCCGCTTGAAGCTCGCGCTGCAGCTGGTCCTCGTCTCCCTCCGGCTCCTCGCCGGCGGGAGTGACACTCTCATCTTCGGGAACAGGCAGGCCCTGTGCCTTCAGATCCTGGCGGTACTGCTCGAGCTCGGCGGCCTCGGCGGCCTTGCGCGAGGCGATAACCTGCTCCATTGCAAGCTCGCGCGCCGACTTGGGCGGCTCGCTGCTCTCGGCGGGCTCCGGCGTCTCGTCGGTGACCTGGCCCTGGTCCTGGTCCGGTTTTTCGATCATCGTGGGCTCCTTCAATCCGGTTGGTCGAGCTGCCGCATACGCTCCTGGGCCTCTTGCCCGAGGATGATCGCGTCGGCCAGCCATTGCATCGCCGCATCAGCGATGGCTACCCGTGATTGCAAACGTGAGACGGACTCACTGTCAAACGGGCTGCAGGAAATAAGTTCCTCAATTGCGGAAGTTCTTTCCGCTTCAGCCTTTTCGGCGATGAATTTTCCCAGGTCGGAGCTGAGAAAATCCTCAGCCGAGAAGCCCAGCTTGATCAGGCGCTGCATCTCGTCGCGCTCGTTGAGCATCACAGCACCCCGTCATTGCGTTGCGTCTCGATGCCGGCCGCCTGCCCTGCGTTGGGCGACGGTGCGGTCATCGGGTTGGTGTTAGGCTGACCCGTCGGGTTGAACTCGACGCCGGTGCGCCTGTTGCGGATGTCGCCCTGCACCAGACCTGCGACGGGTCCGGCCGGCTGCGGGAAGTTGGGGTCGGCGCCGCCGGCGTCCTGGTAGCCCGCGCCGGCCATGATCTCGTCGGCGATCGGCGCCACCGCAGGCGCCGCGGCGATGACCTGCCCTGCCTGCATCGCGGCGTAGGCTGCCTGGACCCCGGTCTGCACCTTGTCGGCCAGCACCTTCTCGGTCTCGGCGACGAGCTTCTGCACCTGGGCAGCGATGAGCTCGGGCGACTGCTTGACGGAGAGCGCCTGCTGCAGCTCCTCGACCTGCGATTGCAGCGCCTGCACCGTCGGGTCGTCGGCGCGCGAGAAGAAGCGCGAGCCGTCCCGGTAGCCGATGCCCGCGAAAACCTCCTTGATCACCGTGCCGGCGTCCAGTCCGAACTTCAGCAGTGTGCCGTCGGCCAGCGCTTCCTTGATCGCCCGCAGCGCGGTCAGCAGCATGTTGATCCGCTCGGTCGGGTTGGTCGCGCTCATGCCGACGTTCACGTTCAGCATCACGTCGCCCTCGAGCAGCATGTAGAGCACGTCGGGGTTGGCCAGCTCGGCGGGCAGGTTCGCCTGCACTGCGGCGCGCCTCATCAACACGTTGTCGGTCTCGAAGGCACGCTCGAGCTTGAGGATCTGGCGCATCACCGGCTCGACCCAGCTCTCTACGAAGGTGCGCAGCCGGTAGTTGGTCACCTTGTCCGAGTTGCCGGTCAGGATGTTCATGCCTCCGACGGTCTCGTTCAGGCGCCGGTTCGATTGCACGCTCGAGCCCGAGAAGACGCCGGCCACCTCGTCGAAGTCCAGGTTCAGGCGGTCCTGCTCCTGGTAGCTCGAGCTGGTCACATCCGCAGTCTCGGCCACCTTCACGTCGCCATCCGGGTCGTCCATCAGGGTGGCCGAGCCCGGCACGTTGCGGGTGAGGCTGCGCAGATCGACCTGCTTGCCGCGTTTCACGAAGTAGCGCTTGTTCAGCACGAAGTTGATGTTGTCGCGGCGCAGGTTCGCCAGATCATTGGCTTCGGCCTGGGCGTCGCGGGTGAGCTTGGGCAGGCCCGACGGATAGACCTTGTGCGCCTCCACAATCGAGGAGCCGACCACGAACGGGCGGCCTTGCGGGTACTTCACCTCGAGGGGCACCGGATCGGAGAGCAGGATCGTGGTGCCCAGGGTGTAGTAGATCCAATCCTGCCCGTCCTCCTCGATGATGTTCTCATGCACCCACACGATCGAGTAGTCGGTCACCGCCACGGTGTTGTCCGTCGCCTCGGCCCGGTCTCCGGTGCGCGCCGAGCGGATCGAGTCGAGCTGACGTGATGCGCTGGCCTGGATCTCGGACTCGGCCACCGGCAGCCAGGTGCCTTGCTTGACGCGCGCCTTCACGTCCTTGATGTACATCGGCAGGAGATGCACGAGGTAGGGACTGGTGCCCACCGGGTCCATCCAGTTCGCCGCCGGGTCGAAGCGGAAATTCTCCACCGGCACCAGCTCGACGTCGGGGCGATCGATGCCTCGGCGCTCATCCAGCATCCAGGACTGTTTGGACACCACGATGCCCGCCACG